CATATTTATCCCAGTCTACGCCAATCGTATAAAAACTTCTTGCTGACTGTATTTCTGGTTCATATCTCCAACCTGGATCTATAAATGATTTATCCACATATCTTCTTGGGTAAACACCTTCTGCATCTTCTCCCCAGTCTGCTTCAATTTCGTGTCTATAGCCAGACTCAGAATATTCTTCTCTAAATTCTTCTTCTTGATCTTTATTAAAAAATGGGTTGCAATATGAAGGAAACCAGAACTCTTTAAATCGAGTATTAGATGTGCACCATTCCCAGAATCTTTCTCTTCTACCAGTTGGAGTAGAGGCTCCAATTAAAACTTTATCTGGTTGATCTTCTGCAGTTTTCTGCAACATAGCATACAATGCGTCAAGGTCATCGGCATGCATGTAGTCCATTTCGTCAAGAACAATAACATGTGCTTCTTGACCTCTAGCTACGTCTGATTTTCCGCCCGACCTCATGCCTGAAGTAAAGAATCTAATTGTTGATCCGTTTGAAAATTGAATCATAAATTGAGGAGAAGTAACTTTTCTAACAATTGAATTAGATACAATTTCATTTTTTGATGCTAATCGTAAAATTTCTTGATAGATTAATTCTACTTGTGTTTTCATTGGAGCAATAACTAAGGATCTACCATCATTATGCGTATAGCTATAATGTATAAGATACAAAGCCATACTAAATGTTTTTCCAAGACGACGTCCTGCTCTAAGAACTTTTCTTAAAGCTGGATCTCTTAATATTAAAGTTTGATACACTCTTGTCTCTGCACCAAGAAAGTTCTTACCCCAAACACATGTATCTTTTGCAACGTGAATTTGCCTTTGTTGCTCGGTGCTAATCCCTAAATCTAAAAGCTCTCTATCTACTTCAAATGGTTCATCCACAAGTAGAGATAGCTCGTAATTAGTTAAGGTTCTTGATGTTACCGGAGATCCATCTTTCCATGCAAGATGATTGAGCTTATTTTCAAACACCCATTCGATTCTATTAATCTGTTTAATAATTTCTGGATCTTGAGCTCGTAAAATTTCCAAGATATCTTCTCTTGAAAGTCTTTCAATAGATTCTCTAAAGTGTTTTGTTTTTTCTGCTAAAGTCATAAATTACCCAAAATGTGAAGCCATCATCCCAGCCTCTGAACCTAATGCACTTCTGGCATTTAAGCGACTGTTTTGTATTGCCATTACTCCTCTAGACCTAGATGTAGCAGCAACTTCATTATCTTTATATCCCATTCCAAATAGTGGCTTGTCCATAGAGCCTTTCATAGATTTTACAGCATCTTTGGCTAAATTGATACCACTTTTAACTACTTCTCCACCCATTTTTCCAAGATCATAAACTAATGATGCAGTTGCTAACAAGTTAAGTCCAGGAATTGCCATTGCTGCAGTTCTAGCTCCAAGTACTGTTGCGCCTTGTTTTGATTTTGTTGCAACCTTAAGAGCATTTGTAAATCCTCCTAAATTCTTTATAACACTTCCCTTGAGAACCCTTTCATCAAACGGCCCTTGTATTCCAGCTGCTTTTATTGCTGTCTGCATATGGGATACAGCTTTACCTGCACCTCTCATGGTATCATCCCCTAGGCCTTGCATTCCAAGGGCACCTCTAAAATACCCCTGCATATATCTTGTTCCTGCAGTTCCTCCGGCTTCAGCCATCAAACTACCAGTTAAGCCAACTTTTTGTCCTGCACCTATTGCGCTGTTGATAGCACCAAGCGCTGCGGGGTTGTTCATCTGAGCAAGTCTTCTTACTTGTTCTTGAGCTTTTAATACTTTTCTTCCGGCTCTATTTGCTGCTTTTCCATCTGGATTAAATTTTGCCTTTCTTTCTAATACGTCAAGCTTTCTTCCAGCTGTAATCATTGACATTGCTCCACGGGCAAAAACACCTTCTTCTGGAATAGCTGCTGTTTTAGATCCATATACAGCTTCTCTAAACGCTGCGTTTTTTCCAAATTGATTTCCAACAACTTTAGATGCAAACTGAAAAGGAGAATAAAATGGAGTATTTTGTGAAGCATTAAAAATTGTTAATGAGTTATACCTAGCTAATGCCCTTGGCCTCAATGTAATGTGGTTAACTCTTGAACCCTTGCCTAAGGCCATTTTTCCTTGTGCTGACCCAGCTGAAGAAGCTAGCCTTGCTCTTCTTGCCGAAGATCCATAATATGCTTTAGCCGTTGGGTTAGTTGGAGTCATGGAACCACTAGCAAAACCCCCAAGTTTACCTGGTCCAATATTCCTTCTTCTGAATCTGCCTTCACCAAAACCTGGTGTTCTTCCCCTGTCGTCCATGAATCCGCCACCCATAAGAGTGTTTGAACCACGATTAAGGGCAAATCCAAGAGATGCAGATATAGATGGCAAATGCTCCATCATTCTAAATGCTAATGGAACATCTCCTCCACCTAACTCATTGACTTCATCTGGATCCATTAACCCCTCCTAGAGTTATGCATTCCGAGAACCATATCCCCGTATGCATTTGTAGAAGCTGCCTGCATTGCTGATCCTCTACTGTATGGACTTTGTTTGTAAAAATCTGCATTTCTATTTATCTGACTTCTTGTATAAGTTGATGCTCCGTATGCACCGCCAGCGACTGCACCAAGTGCGCCAAGACCAAATGCAACTGCTCTTCCTCTAGCTGAACCCATTTTTCCAGATTTAAAAAGATTTTGTCCTCCGACTAAAGGAACTTGTTTGCCACCTATTAATGGAAGGTCATCTGCAAAATTTTTAGGAATATTTACGTCTTTGGCAAACTCGGTATTACTTAACATTCCAGCTGCACCAATTCCAAAAGCTGCGCCTCCAGCCATGCCAAGTGCTCCACCGCCAATTGTTCCTGCAGCTGCAGCCCCAGACGACCCCAGAGTGCCCTCTAGTAAGGTTCCTGGGCTAAGACCCCTTGATCCAAGGAAATACTGATCAGCGTTTGCGTCGCCAAATGCAATTTCATTACCAGCATCAACTACTGCTCCAGTTGTACTCTGGGCAAGTCCAACAGCACCAGCAGCTGCACCTACTCCAATTAGAGCCTTTCTAGATGAACCAGCTCTTGTGACTGATCTTCCTATGCTATTTAATAAAGCCATTTTTATCCTCCGTAAAGGTGATTATTTTTATTTGGGCCCATCTTTGTATGGCCAATTTTATTTCTATCTAAATTACCAACAACTCCAGCTGTTACCAATGGATCTCTTCTTGTACTTTGAGGCATAGCTGGTGGTTGCATTTGCCTGAATGTTCTATTACTTGCCGGCTCTGTTGGCATGTAAGCCATTGTTTCTTGGATATTTTTTTCTTCTCTTCTATTACTATACATATAGTAACCAACGCCAGCTGCAGCTAGACCTAATCCAGCTAATCCTATTGTTTTTTTATTTTTTACAAAAAAATCTGTCATTGGAGTATCGAAATCTCTACTTGCTCTTTTTGACAGATCTACTATTCTGTCTAAAGAACTTGCATTTTTAGCTTCAAGTACTACTTTAGTAGCCTGTCTCTTTTTTGAGGAATCATTAAATACTTGTGATAATCTATTCAATTTAGAAAATGCGTCAGCTGTTTCGGCTTGAGCA